GCAATTTCTTCAGGCGCTCCGCACGGATCGGGTCGATGTCCGCCATGACCTCGGAGATGCCGTACTTCTGCTGAAGGCGGGCCATCTCAGCCGGGGACAGAGCAGCGTTCTTGCCCATGTGGGCCAGGCGCTCCTCCGGCGTCCCCGAAGCCGTCCACTTCAGTCCGCGGGCCTCGTACATGAGACCGGCCTGCGGGTTGACCGATCCAGCGACCGGCCAGAAGTACTCGCTGCGGTCGATGACGTCGCCCTTGTGGACACCGCGCTGATAGGCCCTCTGGTTGGCACGCTTCTGCACGCCCTCCAGGACGCGGTCCCTGCGGCGGTCGGTGATCGTGCCGAGGTAGCCATCAGGGTAGGTGGCGGAGGGAATACGCCCACCAAAACCCGCGCGCTGAGCGTCGAGTGAATCCCGCCACTTCAGCACGTCGGCCCCACCACCACCATTAGCTCTAACCACAGAGCCTGGCTGGCCATCGGCGAGATATTGCCAGTTACTCAACGAGGACCCTTCTTTCCGTCGTGCGTATGGCGTGGCAGTTGGCGCAGACGACATCACACTTGGCGATTTCGTCCCACACCTTCGTCATGCTGTAGGACCCGACCTTCTCCATAACGTTGAACTTCTTGTCAACGCCGGGACGATGGTCGAACTCAAGGGCCGCTGGGTGCTTGTTGAATCCACAGTCGGCACACCCGGCCTGCACCTTGTAGTCCTGAACCACCTGAGTATTCCGCTGGGCATTCGGACGGGTGTAGCGGACGTAGAGGCAGCGGTTGCACATCGTGTGCCGGGTGTGCGACTGCCTACCCCCACGTCGCTTGAACTTGCTCTCCGGGTACTCGACGCCGCACGCCGTGCACTTGCGCACAGGCTCTTCCATCCCCACCCCTACCCTTCAGCGCTAACTGATTAAGGGTATCGGTTGTGAATGAATACCTGTGAATCGTGGTTGGTACTCACATGCCCTGACGATATTGCCGACGGAGGTAGAAGTCGCGGTTTCCGATGGCCGATGGGACGGTCACGACGTTGCGCTGGACGTCGTTCGCGCTGGCCGCGTTCGCCTGGTAGAGGACGGCGCCCGGGTGCAGGGAGGCGCCGTTGCGCTCCATGATGCTCGGCCGGTGCGTCGCCGTGGCGGCCTCCAGGAAGCCACCCTTCGCCTGGTTCTTCTTGACCGACTTGCCCTTGACGGGCGCGGGCACGTTCCCCAGGTGGGAGGCACCGTTGCCCATGGTCGGACGCAGCGACGGGTCGTTCGTCGTCACCACGTTGTTCTTGTTCTTCGCCACTGCGGGCTCCTTAGCCACCGATGGTCCTGTACGGGTTCTTGTCGATCCACAGCCGCTTGTCATATGTGCCGGTTGAGGCGCCGTTCATCGACGGGGCGAAACCGCCACCGATCCGCTTGCGCTCGTAGTCGCCCGAGGACAGGCCATTGCTGGACCCACGGACCTGCGTTTCGTCGAAAACGGAGGTGGGCTGGAAACGGGCCACCGGCCGAAGATTGACCGACGGGTACTTCGTCTCCATTGCGCCGGTCGAGAAGGAGGCATTCCTGCCGTCGTCCGCTACACCGTTCATTTTCTCCTCCACGGGGTCCTGTCCAGTTTAGGGACGGAATGCCAGCGGATTGGAACGGTCAGTGGACCAGGATCCGCAGAAGAAGAGCGGATATCGGTCCCTCGGGCATCTCCACTGTGGTGAATCCCGGTCTGCAGTCGAGGACGATTCCCCTTGGCGCCACGAAACTGTTGGCGATGGCGATGGCCTTAAGGGCCTGGTTAACGGCACCGGCTCCGATGGCGCGGAGGGTTACTCGCTTACCGTCGTACACGGCGTGCGAGATAGCGCTCGCTGTGCTGGCCGCGGATGAAGAACTCCTGACGCGCAGGGTGACCTCGCTACCGGCCCCCTCGCCGTCTATCTGAACTCCCATTTGTGACTCCTGTGTATCCGATTCTCATCACAATTCGAGAATAGGGAGGCACAGGAATCCGTTGTTAATAACAGCAGGCCACGGGGTTCCGTCTTCACCCGTGGCCTGCTGCGTTTCTAGTTGTTACTTCTTCTCATTGGGCCACGTCTTCTCTCGGTACCGATGGTCTCCGTCGTGGCCCTTCTCGTTCTGACAGCTCTCCCACATCGGACGGCCAGGCTGCTCCGCCTCGCAGTACTCCAGGAAGATCCCGTTCTGCCGGAAGGCCTCGACGACGGCCGGGTGCTCTGAGAAGGCGTCCAGGGACTCGTCGTAGGTGTCCCAGTCATCCCCACGAAGGTTGCCGATGGTCTTGGCGAGGGTCGCGGTGATCACCTCGTCCGAAGCGCCTGCCTCGATCAGAGCGTCCGCCATGTCGTTGAAGATCCCGCTAGCGCTTCCCCAGCCCATCACTTCTCCAAGATCACTCGTGCCGGTGGATTGATCAGGTATTGCTTGGCCCGCTCGAAGAACTCGGTGTCGTCTCTCGCGTGGCCGAGGAGGTTGTTGCAGGGGCGGCAGAGGAGCCCTCTCACTTCGCCCGTCTTGTGGTCGTGGTCGACCGACAGCTTCCGTGTGGCGCCCGTGGCCCTCTGGCAGATCGCGCACTTCCCGCCCTGGCCCTTGTAGATGACGTCGTAGTCACCGTCACCGAGCCCGTAGACGTTCTGGACGCGTTTCTCGTGGGCGACCTGCTTGCGCCGCTTCTTCTCGTCGCGCCAGTGGGTTGCGCACCGCGGTCCTGGGTGCGGCGCCGGACGGCGCTGCCGGGCAGGGGGCGGGAAGCCTCCCCACTCAGCAGCGCAGTCCTTGCACGTCTTGTCGGTGGTCACGCCCGCGCCAGGACCTCGCGGACCTTGGTATGAAGGTCGTTGACCGTGCCGTTGTTGTCGATGTACGCGTCGAACCACTTGTCCGGCAGCGGCTTCTCCGACTTGTGGTCGTTGGCCGGGCCGACGCCGGGGCGCTCCACCTTGATCAGCAGACCGAGGTGCTGGTCGATCGCGTGGTGCTCGTTCTCGAAGCGAACGTCCGTGAAGACGTATCGCTTGTTCTTGTCGAGCCCCTTGAAGGTCGCGTCGACCCATACGTTCTGGGAGATCATCTCCCGGCCGATCTCCGTTCCGAGGACCTGGAGCATGCGGCGGATCTCCTCGAAGGACCGCTTGGCCTTGTCCCAGCCGAGGGAGTCCACGAGTTCCTGCACCCGAACGTATTCGCCGCCGCGGTCGGTCAGGATGACCGGGTTGAGCACGTACAGAGCCTCGCGCAGCTTGTCGGCGAAGGCGATGCGCTCGTAGCCGTACTCCTCGGTGAGGATGGCGGCGATGGTGTCCTTCCCGACGCCAGCGAACCCATGGAGCCCCACATATCGCGGAAGCCAGGCCGTGATGATCTCCGGGAGGTTGGTGTCGTTGGGTGTGGTGGCGGTGGTCACTTCTCGGCGTCCTTCGGCTTGTAAGGGGTGGGGTTGAGGGGGTTGCGCTTGATCATCGGGATCTCGAACAACGCTTTTCGGGCGATCTCGACGTCCCGGTTGCGCTGGTTCTCCAGGCTGACCAGGGTGTCGAACTGGCCCTTCCAGCGGCCAGTCATCCAGTCGGTCTTGGCGATGAGGGGTGACATCTTGGCCGCGAAGTCCATCACCCGCAGCTCGGTCTTGGTGATCTTCGCCTCAGCCTCCCGGCGCTTCTGCTTCTCCATGTAGAGCCGGACCAGCGCTGCGTCGAGTTCGCTGCGCAGCTTGACCAGGTTCCAGACGGCCCACAGCATGACGGCGGTGTAGATGGCTCCGACGATCAGGGCGGGAAGCGTGTTCATCGGTGCATCAGGCACCGCGCGGGCACGTCCTTCACCGGGGCCCAGGACCACGCGCTGCACGGGGCGGACACGCGTGCCCAGATGCCCACGGATACGAGGAGGGCGGCGATGGACAGGAGGGCGATCAGAGTCGGACGGTCATCGTTGGGGTGTCTGCTCATTACGGGGCTACCCGACCATTTCTGTCCCAGGCTTCCCACGTGAGCGGGAAGGCTTTGGCGAACGCGCCCTCCATGTCGAGGGCGACGTCTTCGATCTCCTCCTGCGGGAAGGAGGGGAACTTCGCGTAGGTGTTCTTCGTCCGCAGGCTCAGGAAGTGCATGAGCGAGCGGGGGTTGCACGTGGCGTAGAAGGAGGTGAAGGTTCCGACCGGCAGGACGTTCCTCGCGACCTCTCGGGCCACGCCCGCTGTCAGCATTTCCTGATAGGCACCCCAGGCCCACCGGTAGGCACCTGCATGGCTCCAGCGAACTACATCGTGTTGCTGCTCAGTTCCAGCAACGAACTGGTACTCCCCAGGCTTGCCCTGCTGCACCAGCGGGCGGTGGCTCGGGGGGACGTAGAAGACCGGCTCCAGCTCCCTGTACCGGCCGCTGGTCTCGTTGTAGGACCATCCGGACCTGTGACGCATGAACTCGCGGGCCACGAAGATAGGCGCCTCGACCAGGAATGACATCTGGCCGTGCTCGAAGGGGCTGCCGTGCCGGTTCTTCATGAGGTAGTTGAGGAGCCCTCGGGCCTCCCCCGACCCCGCCGCAGCGGAGCCGAGGGTGGACACACGAGCCGCCTGACAGATCTTCGCGTCGGACCCGGCGACGTTGTCCGTGTCGAGAGACGCGGTGATGTTGGAGCGGAAGGTGACATTCATCGGGCGGCGATGTCTTCCTTGATCGAGTTGACCAGGTGCTTGAGGTTCGCCACGTCCCGCTTGGCGGCCTGCATCTTCTCGGCCACGGACTTGGGCTGATCGTCGTTGTGGATCGTGGCCTTGAAGTAGGCCTGGGCCGCCTCGTGCCAGACGACGACTCCCTCCGGCTTCATGAATCCCGGAGCGATGATGGAGCCCTCGGACTCCAAGGTATGAAGCGCGTACTCGACCGTGGAGTTGATGTCCCGGCCGTTGCCGATGGCGATGACCGGCACCGCGGTGACGATGGACGGCGCCTGCTGCGCCTTGGGGAAGTACTCCTGGTACGACAGGGTCTCGCCGGGGTTGCGCGCGTCGAACCAGCGGTTGACGTTGAAGAGGGCGAAGCGCTTCTCGTCGAGCCCGTAGCCGGACTGGATGCCCTTGCCGAACCACTCGCCGTAGTGCTTGCCCTCGCCGAGCGGGAGCAGAGCCTCAGCCTTGTCCCAGACCCAGCGCGCGAAGCCGAAGTTGTCGTTCTCGGGGCTGAGCCAGCGGTTGCGGCTGCCAGCGCTCACGCGGTAGGCGGCATTGCTGTCGTCGAAGACAGTGACACCGGGGAGGTTGGCCTCCGCCATCGAGAACCGGCGGATCTCGACCAGGCCGTTGGTGCCGTCGACCTTCTCGGTAACGACCACGCGGCGGTGCAGGCGCGGGATGGGCTTGAACTTGGGGTAGCCGATGGGCTTGGTGGCGTCAGCCATCACGTCGGACATGTGGTGTTACTCCTGTTCGTGTGCCGAATATGCGTCGAGCGGTACTGCCATGCGAGGACCGTCGGGGGTCTCTACCTCCCGCGCGGTCTGCATCGCGTGCTTCCGGGAGATACGAAACACCATCCCGCGGCGATTGTCAATCACTTCTATCCAGTCAATTGACGACCGGATGAGGGACCACTCCACCTCGGGGTCGTACAGCACGAAGCCCTCCCAGAACAGGGAGGACTCGGTGATGCCGACGTGCTGGTACAGGCGTAGGAGCCAGTCCCTCTGGCCCACCTTGTAGGGCCTCTCCCCCCGCCGGACGTACACCGGGTCGCGGTGGGAGGAGAGGCAGGTACGCGGGGCGCCGGTACGGAAGCAGGGCCGCCACTCCCACGGCGGGCGGGGCTGCTCGACCCTGGTGACCGTTCGCTGGACGCGTCTCATGCGTTCATCCGCCCGGCTCGGTTCTCGCGGTCGCCGCGGCCGACACGGCGGGTCAGCTCCCGGCTCAGGAGGGTGTTGCGGAGTTCCGCGGAGTTGTGGAGGGCCAGGAGCATGCGCCGGTAGGCGAAGGCCTCGCGCTTGTCGTCCTCGGCCTTCAGGTACTCCTCGTCCTCGTACACCTTGGCCTTGGCCGCTGTCACTGTCTTCTCGCCGTTGTTCTTGACGGCGGATAGCGCCTTATATCTTTCGAGTGTGTCGGCGCACGACTTTTCGTCCACCTCCGCTGCCGCCAGTCGGCTGCCCGTGTACTCCACCCACGCCGTCGTCCGGGCGAACAGCGTCATCAGTTCGCTGTCGCTTAGCGCGGTGGGATCCTCGGGCAGTTCGGGGACGTCTCCCTCCGGCTTCTCCGGCAGGTACAGGTCCTCCCGGCCCAGCTTCCTGGTCGCCTTCTGGCTGGGCGTCTGTACCGCGTCCCAGCCCCGTCTCGCTACTCGTGGCATTCTCTGCTCCCCAGCAGGTGGTGAAGAACGGACATTCCTTGCAGGTTTTGGTGTCCTGCCCGGTGAAGTCCGGTCGTGGTGGTGGTTTGCCCTGCTTCAGGGCGTACTTGATGTCTAGGGCCGTCTCGAACAGTGGCTCTGATATCTCAGGGTTGTACTTGACGACGAACTCCTTGTGGGCCTGCGTCGCCTTGTACTCGTAGAGGAAGATGACCTTGTCGAACGGCAGGCCCATCTCCTTGCACAGGCGCAGGTAGATCTGCGTCTGCCGGATGTGACTGCCGAACGGGCGCCGCAGGGCCTTCCACAGGCCGTCCAGGTCGACGACCGTCTTCCCGTCCTCGGTCTTCACGGTGTACTCACGAAGCAGCTTGGGGTTGTCGAAGCGGACGGTGCCGATACCGATGGACTTGATCTCGACGAGGGCGTTCAGGTCCTCCACGGCGCCGTCCTCGTGCCCAGCGATGAGGAACTGTTCCTCCGCTGCGAGCGGAACTTCCTTGTACTCCAGGAAGTGCGTCTCCATGCCGGTGGCGTTCCAGCAGGGGTCACAGGTCGGGTAACCGCCCGTACCGGTCCAAGACCACTTGCACAGTGGACACTCCCACCGTCCCCACAGGCGGTCCATCTGCTGGAGCCACTTCTGCCATTTGGCGTGGATCCCGTGGCCCTCTTCAAAGACGGCTTCCAACTGCGCAGAGAAGGACCTCCCCTTCTCCGGGGAAACCCCCGCCAGCCTGTAGTAGGTCTGACGGGGGCACCAGTCGGCCTTGGCCATCTCCGATGGGTGGATGATGTCCTGGCGTCGGTCGGTCGGCTTCTCGTGCTGCGCGAGGAGGTGGGCGTGAATGTCGCCGAGGAGAACGGACTTACTCTTCTTCGTCTCCGCCAGGGCCGCCATCTTCCCCGTCGGCTTCACCGTCGAGCGTGAGGAGGTCTTGGTCGTGCTCGTCCTCGAAGTAGCCCGGCGGTATGCGGTCCGGCCACTCCCTTTCGAGGTCTTCGCGGGTCGGGGCACGGTCGAAACTCCAGTCGTTCTTGTTCTTGACGAACATCCGTATGTAGGCGCGCTCCAGGGCTCTCAATCCGCCCCAGACTCCGTAGTGCTCGTTGTTGACCAGGGCGAACTGGAGACACTGTTCCCGGAGGGGGCACACCCGGCCGGTATAAGTGCCGTTGCAGAGGTGCTGTGCCTCGGATTCCTTTCCGGTGCCGTCCCCGAAGAAGTCGTCATGCTCCCTGGTCGGCCGGAACTTGCGGCAGGAGGCTTCCTTGTTGGGGTTTCCTCCGCCGTCCCAGGCCGGTGCGTTGATGCGAAGCCTCATGACCACGGCAGCACCTCGTCCTCGTCGGCGTCCGGGAACGCCTGGGTATGAAGGGTGAGGAACAGCTCCTCGGACATGGTGATCCAGTTCCTTCCGCTTTCCATCTGGATTCCGAAGAGCATTTCCCTGCCGTCGAGGAGGGCTTGTTTCTCTGCGGTCTGGAGTTCCGAATCCTTCAAGGGGTACTGACTCTTGCTCGTTACCTTGTACTCAACCGAGTACTCCGGGGTCCTCACGTCGTTCTTCCGGACCCACCCGTTTCCACTGCCCGCGTTCACCGTCCCGCCGAGGAGTTTCGCCCCCCTCTTCTCCTGCTTCCGGCTCTTCTTCAACATGTCCGCCATAGGAGGCCTCCAGGAGCGTGGCGAGGAGATTGAACTTCTCGTGGGCCCGGTCCTGGCGCCAGGAATGCCGGACGCCGAGGACCAGGATGTAGACGGCGGATACGCCGAGGAGTGTCGAGAGCAGGGCCACCATCAGGCGGCCTCGGTATTAAGCCCGTCGGCCATCATCTGATCGTTCATCTGAGCCATGATCTTCGCGTCCTTCTCCGGGTCGGAGCCGGGCTCGTACCGACCGTCGTCGATGACTCCAGAGGGACGGCGTCGGACCTTCTTGGTGCCCGCGTTCTGGGCGGCCTCCAGGTCCTCTTCGGTGATCGAGCGCTCGTCGACCTTCTTGGAGGCGGACAGGATCTTCTCGTAGAGGGCTTCCTGAAGGTCCAGGTCTTCTCGAATGGACGCGAGCATGGGGTCCTTGCCCTGCCAGCGCAGTACCGGCTTGCCCTTGTCGTCGTACTCCCCGTTGTCGATCTGGAAGTACGCTCCCTTGCGCTCGATGACGTCGAAGAGGATCCCCATCGTCATGATTTCCTTGGTGACGTCGTAGTCACCGCGGGCGAAATTCAGGAAGGGAGCCGACCGGAAGTACGCATCGATGGTGGCCACCTGCTGAGGGGCCGCCGACTTGTTCTTCACGGTCTTGACCTTGATGACCTGGCCCACGTTGACCTTGCCCTTGCCGGGCCTGGCTTCCTGAATCCACTCATCCCGGCGGACTTCCACGCGGACGTAGAACGCATAGTTCTTCGCGTTCCCACCGGGAGTTGTGGTCGGGGTGCCGTGCGGAGAGAACTTGCCGATGGCGTCGCGGAACTGGTTGATGACGATGCCGAGGATGGGGCGGTCTTCGGAGTCCGTCATGGATCGCTTGGTGGCCGCCCCACTCTTGCGGAAGAATTTGCCAGTGAGGCGGGCACCGAGCGCCATGGTGGCCTCGTCCATCTCTTTCTCGGCTTCCTCGTCCGGTATGAGCGCCGGGTAGGAGTCGAGGACGATCATGTCGACGGACCGGCTGGCCGCGAAGTCGAGCATGGTCTGGTAGGCGAACTCCATGGCCTGGGTGGGGACCACGATCACGCGCTCGTTGTCGACACCCAAGGCCTCCGCTTGGTCGGTGTCATAGTGCTCGGCTGCGATCCAGAGGCAGGTGAACTCCGGGTCGCGTCGCTGGTTGGCGGCGAGGGTCTTGTAGACAATGAAGGTCTTGCCGTGGCTCTCGCGGCCGATGACCTCGACCCACTGGTTGCCCGGCCACCCACCACCGAGGGCGATGTCCAGGGAGAGGGAGCCGGAGGTGAACCGGCGGGGGATACGCATCTCGGACGCCATACAGACGGCGCCGGGGTGCTCCTTGTTGATCTTTGCGACGATGGCGAGGGCTTCCTGGTTCACAGGTTGCCCCCGTAGGTATGAAGACGCATGCAGTGTTCTCCTGAACCGATACTCGTCAAGCGAGAAAGCAGAACCGGTAGCCCCCATACCATATCTGGGCGAGGACTACCGGTCCAATGAAGTAACAACTAGTCAGTCGAAGATCTTTTGAGAGATCTTCAGACGCCGCAGACTCCGCTCACACACGCGGAATCGGCCCCGATCTCCTCGTACTCGATGCCCTCCGCACCGTCGGCCTCCCAGAACGGGACGACCGTCAGCGGCTGGCCGCCGCGGGAGCCGTCCGGGTACGCGGTCACGCCACGCAGGTCCGGCAGGTAGCGGTACAGCATCTCGCCGAACTCCTCGTGCGTGAACTCCTGCTGGTCGACCGCCGGGAGGTTCAGAGTGCTGGAGATGCCGTGGTCGACCCACTGCTGCACCCATGCCTGGAAGGCGATGCGCCGCTCGGGGTCCCTGGCCAGGTCGTAGGCGGTCTCGATCTCGTCCGCGTCCAGGTTGTACTTCTCGACCAGGCGGCGAGCCGTGGCGTCCACGACGTACTGGAAATGCCAGTCCTTGCCCTTGAGGTAGCGGCGCTTGAAGGCGACCGCGAACAGCGGCTCGATGCCGGTGGTGGTCTCCGCGAGGATGCCGATGGTTCCGGTCGGGGCGATGGCGCGAGTCTTCACCGGCCGCGAAACACCAAGCCGGTCGGCGTAGCGGGCAGCGATCTCCGTCGACTTGGCGTACTCGTCCAGCCACTCGGCCAGCTCGTCGTTCTTCTCGTAGCGGTAGCCGCGGGCGACCAGCCACTCGTAGATACCCATCAGGCCCAGGCCCAGGCGCCGGTTCTTGGCCCGCGTCTCGGCGACACCCTCGTACGGGACAAGGCTGTAGCAGGTACCAGCGAGGAGGAACGCGGTGCCCAACTCGACCAGGCGCGCGAACTCCTCCTTGGTATGAAGCCGGGCCATGTTGATGCTGCCCAGATTGCAGATGTCGTTGTCGTCGCGCGAGGTGACTTCCGTGCAGGCGTTGCGCAGGTGCTCGCCCGCGTTCTCACCGACGTCGATGGAGAAGCCGGGCTCGGCCGTGGTGAGCATGTGCTCGACGACCTCCCAGTAGACGCTGTGGGCCCAGTCGTGCATCTCGTGGCCGGGCTCCTCGTAGGCCTTGAAGAAGTCGTCGTCGAGGATGACGGAAATGTTGGTGCCGTCCATCGGGGCCGGGGCGTTGAAGTCCTTCTCCTTGGCCGCCTTGACGTCGTCGGACCAGTCCTTGAGCCGAACGAAGTCGAAGACGTCGGGGTGGTTCCAGTGCAGGCCTGCCCAGATCGCGGAGCGGCGGGAACCACCCTGCATGATGTGGCGGCCGATCTCGTTGACCATCTGCATGAAGGCGATGGGACCGGTGGACGTGCCACCCATTCCCTGCACCTTCGCACCGTTCTCCCGGAGCGCGGACCAGACGATGCCGATACCGGCGCCGGTCATCAGGCCGGAGGCGACGCGCTGAAGCAGGTCGGAGATGGACTCGCGGGAGTCCTCCACCTTCAGCAGGAGACAGTTCTGCGTCTGGTGGAACCGCTTCCCGGTGGCGTACAGGTACCGGCCGCCCGGCATGAACTTGCGGGTGGCGACAGCATCAACCATCTCGTCCACCAGCTCGGGGAAGTACGGCTTCATGACGGTCTCGACGACGCGGCGGGCGGTGTCGCGCCACTGCTCGCCGGGCTGGGCGTACTTCTGGCGGTAGACGGTCTCGGCGAAGGGCGAGAAGGCGTCGTCGGTGGGGAGAGTAAGGGAGGTCAAGGCTTTCCTCTTCTGCGTGATCAGGGGGTTGGCGGATCTCAGACCGTGCCGTCGGCCTTGATGATGGCGCCTGGGTTGTAGTTGCTCCGGCCTCCGAGGCCGCCACTCGCGATCTGCCTGGCAGGGGTCGACGGAGTCGACTTGTCTCCCGACGGCAGACCCGCAGTCGTCTGTGTGAAGCGCGGGTTGTAGCCGCACTCGTAGCACTGCGCCATGTGGTTCGGCTGTCCTACCGGACGGAAGTAGTTCGTCCCTCCACAGTCCGGGCAGTTGGTGTCCTGCTTGGCCACCATCGCTCGGGCCGGGACCTTCTCCTCCTGCGGCTGTGGCACTGTCTGGGGCGCCTGCCGCGGGGCGGGGTAGGTCTGCTGCGGGGAAGCCCACCACGGGCCGCCGGAGGGCGGCTGGGAGGCCGGGGCCGGAGCGGCCGGGCGAGGGGCCGCTCCTCCCAACTTGTTAGCCCAGAAGTTGCTCACCGAACATAACTCCATCCGTGTATTCGATGATTCCCATGTCGAGAAGGTTGGCGAGTACCGCGACGACGCCGGAAGTCAGGACCACGGAATGGTGGCGCGTGAGCGTAATCGCGGCTTCTTCGTCGGCCGGAAAGCCGGAGTTATTCAGCATAGCCGAGGCGGTAATCCCGGAAACTATCGGGACGAGCAGCGCTAGCATTTCCCCCAGGGGTCCTACCTGCGCAAGCCTCTTATGGCTGGCCTTGTGCTCCATTTCGCTGACGTCGGGGCTGTCCGGCGTCAGGTTCATGAGCGGGAGCATCTTCTCGACCTCGCTGCACGGGACGATGTCCCAGAGCAGACGCTTGGTGATCATCTGCGGCGTGTAGAGGTCGACCTGCGGCCCCTCCGGTTCCGTTTCTTCCTGCTTGTTCCTGCTATTGAAGATTCCCATTACTTCCTCCTGCGTTCGTTGGCGCAGGTGCGGCACTCACGTCCGCTGCGCCCGGGTCTCCGGATGGTGTTCTCTTCGGTGAACTCGTGGTTCCTGGAGCAGTGCGTCTTCCGCTTGTTCTGTGCTGAGGGGCCGTCCCCGAGGAGCGTGTTCTCTCCTCGGGTCTTCGGAACGCAGTGCTTAGGTCCCGGACGCACGCAAGCGTGGTTCTTGCACTCGTGGTCGATGGTCAGGCCTTCGGGTATCGGACCCACCAGCCACTCGTACGCGATCCGGTGAGCACGTACCGTTTTGTTCCGCCACTGGCCTTTCTTGTTCTTGAATCCGTAGAGCGTGAACTGGCCGTAGCCCTTGTGCTTCGCGCCAGTCCACACCCAGCACCCATCGGACTTCTCAACCTGCGCCCAGAATCTGTCTTCGGGCGGCGTCGCTATTCTTCCCATGGGTTTTACTCTACGGAATCCATCACCTCTTTTATTACTTTGCTCATTTGGCTTCCGACCAGCGGTCCACGATCTTCACGTCCGACGAGAGAGGGACGCGCAGCAGCTTCTGAATTCCTTCTCCGAGCATTGCTTCCTTCACCAGCGCGGCGGCTTCCTCTGCCCGGTCCTCCGGAGCGAGCACCACCAGCTCGTCGTGCACGGAGAGGATCAGGCGGATTTCGTCCGGCAGTCTGTTGTTCAGCCGGATCATCGCCAGCTTGATGAGGTCGGCCGCACTCCCCTGGATGAGGGAGTTAACCGCCTGACGCTCCGCACCCATCCGCAGGCCGTTGTTCGACGAGAGGATGAGAGGCAGGCGACGCTTACGACCGAGCAGCGTTCGAATGTACGGGGGGCGACGCGACCGGCAGACCCGTATCACGTCCTCCTTGAATTTGTAGATCTCCGGGAACAGCTTCTGGTGGGTCTCCATGAACTTCTTGGCTTCCTTGACGGTAATGCCAGCCATGGATGCAACCTTTTCCGGGCCCGCGCCGTATACCACGGCGAAGTTGATGCCCTTTGCGACCTGGCGAAAGTCGATGCACTTCCGGTCACCCGCCTTGACCCGCGCCATGAATTCCTTGGCGTCCACACCCATAAGGGCGGCAGCCGTAGCGGAGTGAGGGTCGACACTGTTATGGAATCCCTTGTAGAGATCACCACGTCCGATGAAATGGGCGAGCACCACGAGTTCGATCTGTCCGTAGTCCGCGACGACCAATTTGTAGCCGGGCGGGGCGACGAACAGACCACGGATCCGCTTACCGAGGTCGGTGTCGGGACGGGGGATGTTCTGGAGGTTGGGTTCGCGGCAGGAGAACCGGCCGGTCACGGTTCCGTACTGGACGAAGTCGGCATGGATCCGGCCGTCGAAGATCCGGCAGGGCTTGTCCTTGTCCTCCGGGTCACCGAGGTACGCGACCGGGTAGCTCAGCAGCTTGCTGACTTCCGCGTACTCCAGCATCGCCTTGACGACTTCGTTGTTCGGGTGCTTATCCAGGCTGTCGGAGTCGGTGCTGTAGTCCTTCCACTCCAGCTCCAGGCCAGCGTCGCGCTTCTTCTTGCCTCCGTCGGTCGGCTTGAGCGGCTTGAGTCCTTGACCTCCCTCCGACTTCGGCGCGTACAGCACGGCCGCCTTCTGGGCAGGCGCGTTCAGGTTGAAGCGCTGCCCGGCCGCCTTGTAGATCCGGCCCTCGATGTCAACCAGGAGCGCGCTCATGTCCTTGACCAGCTCGCGCATGGCGTGTTCGTCGACCGGCGCTCCGGTGATGCCCATGTCGAGCAACACGCCCAGAACGTCCTCCTCCAGGCGCCGGACATGGGTCAGCCCCTGCTGCTGGATGTAGCGCTGGAACCGCTTCCAGAGCAGCCACGTGTACTTCGCGTCCATGTACGCGTAGTGCGCGACCTTGGAAAAGGGGTGAGCTTCGACGCACTTGCCGACACTCTCCTGGTCGTAATCGACCTTGTAGTAGCGCTTGATGAGTTCCTTGAGACCTTTCTGCTTCATATTCTCATCGAGCAGCCACTGCAAAACGATGGTGTCGCTGTATTCGGGGCTCGCTATCGCGCCCCAGTATTTCGCCGTGGAAATCAAGTCGAATGTTGCGTTGTGCGCAATCTTGATTTTGTCCTCGGCGAAGAACAGCGGCTCCAGGATGGAGAACACCTCGCTGGGGAGCATCTGCTCCGGCGGGGCGTCATAAACGGCCGGGATAGCGTCGAATTTCCCGGTCAGCTTGTTCTTCTTACGGGTGGCCTTACTGATCAGGACATCGCCGTTGGGGTGGCCGAACGGGATGGCGATGGCCCGTCCGTTGGTGGCCATGCTCAGCCAGTTGGCGACGTTCTGGGTCGGAACGTTGCGGTTCGGACCGATCGTCTCGATGTCGAACGAGAACGCGGGCTGCTGGAGGAAGTACTCCAGCTCGGTATGAAGTCGGTCGGGGGTCAGGATGACCGAGTCGCGGATAGACATGACTCTCTCCGTGGTGGTGGATGGGAAGCCGAGGGGGGAGGCCCCAGCGCGGTGCCGGAACCTCCCCCCTTGGGGGACGATCAGTCGAGGGCTTCCCGGGCGATGGTCTTGAGTTCGTTCCGGGTGTTCACCTGGAGGATGTCCTCGCCGTAGGCCTTCTCGTCGAACTCCTCCAGCTCGTCCTCGGAGAGCGGGACGACGTCCCAATCGTCTTCGAGGTCACGCTCCTTGACCGGCGTGATGTAGTAGTTGGTCTTCTTGTTCTTCGTCTGCTTCGAGACGGAGAAGTAGAGGTCGTCACGGTTGAGCGGCGACGTCTTCTTGTCCTTCGCGAAGTTCTTGAGGATGTCCGCGATCATCGGGCCCGCGCGCCAGACCTTGACCTGCGGGTCTTCCGGATCGGTGAAGTCCACGACGTTGAACAGCACCTGCTGGGACGGCTTGTCCCCGAGGTCGTCGCACAGCGGGCAGCGGTTCTCCAGGCACGTCCAGGAGCGCTTGCCGGACCGCTCGATCCAGTGCTGGAGGTAGACCAGGAACGGCTCGTCGTCGAGGAACTTGACGATGACGGACTCTCCAGTGGCCTTGAAGTCATCCGGGAAGGACGACGTGGCCTGCTTGGTCTTCTCGTAACTGCCCCAGCCCTTACCGCCGACCTTCGGCGCAGGCTCGCGGTCCTCTTCGTCGTCCTCGTCCTGGGCGCGACGGCTGCGGCGGGAGGGCTTGTCCTCCTGGGTATGAAGCGACTGGCGACGCGAGCCGCGGCGGGAGCCACGGGCCGGACGCTCGTCCTCTTCCTCGTCCTGCTGGACGTCGTCCTCCGGCTCGTCGGCCGGGGAGTAGGCGTCGGTGTCGCGGGAGGTGCGACGGCGGGTGAGAGTGCGGGGCATCAGGTGTTCTCCTGTTGATACAAGTGGATGAAACTCTTCGGCTCAGCGGTGTTGAGCCGGGCCTCCTCGATGTCGTCCGCGAGGGACTGGTCGAGGAATTCGGATGCGATCTTGTCCAGCTCCTTGAGCGACTTGGCCTTGGGGAAGTCCTCGTCGGAGATCTCCACGGAGGCCGCGAAGGTGACGTTCTCGTAGTTGCCCATGGACACCAGGAACTCTCGGGACTTGGTGACCCTCACTGCTCGGCCAGCCTCTTGAAGAGGTCGACGACACGCGCGGTGAAGTTCGTCTCCTTGATGGGCTTCTGGTGGGAGACGAGGACGCCTTCCTCAGCCGCGATGCGGACCATGCCTTCGACCTGAGCGCGGGTGTAGAGACGACGTCGGCCGCGTACGTCTCCGTCCCGGCCCGGGGACTGGAAGGTGCTCTTGGGGATGACTCCCTCGCGCTCCCACTTACGCATCGTGCCCGGCTGACGGCCGAGGGCCTGGGCGAGTTGACCGACGGTGAAGAAGTCGGTCTCGGTACCGGCCACGACGTACTTGCGGGGCTTGGCGTCCCAGTCGCCCGCCGACGGGACGGGCTCGGTATGAAGCGTGTTGCGGTTGGGGTGCCGGACGAGGGGCCGCGTGGAGCCGGGGTAGTACTGCTCCCCTAGCGCGGAGAACTCCTCATCGAGGGCGGTCGCGGTGCTCATGTGGTGGTGTCCTATCCGTAGTGCGTGGCGAGGTCGTAGCCGAGGCGTGCGTATGCGTGGGATCCCATGGGTCAGCCCTGGAGCGGCTTGAAGGCGAAGGACGCGGACTCGACCCACAGGCCGTCGAGTTCGGCGTCGGAGATGACGCCCTCCTGGTTCAGGACGTACAGCTCGTCCTGGTCCAGAACCTCGGTGGTGACCTGCTTGTAGACGCGGTCGCGCAGGCCCTTCTCGTTGACCAAGGTATCGACGGCGTCCACGTCGAGCTTGGTGGAGACGCGGCGCTCGCGCTTGATCTCGGTGAACTTCTGGCCGTTGACCTCGATCGGGGTCGGCAGCTTCCAGAACTTGCTGCCCTTCTCGTCGACCTCGCCGGTCGCGTCCACGTGGGCGCTGACGTCGTCCCGCAGCTTGTTCTTGCGGGTGACGATCTGCTGCTCCTGGAACTTCAGGATGAGGAACTGGCGGACCTTCTCCAGTGGAGTTTCCGGGTCCAGGTTGATCGGCCTCTCGGCCCGTCGGGTGGTGCGTCGGGTAACGGTAGCCATGGAGCGGTGCTCCCCTTCTTCCGATGTAGTAGCTGCGCAAGCGACTCTACACGATAGCTTGCACGGTGTCGATTCTTTGGTATCGATTCTTTCAGGAGGCCTGCTGGCCGTGATTGATCCCGTAGATGCGAGCGTCCATGTCGACCTGGTCAGCCCGGAGGTCCGTCTCCTCGACGTCCCGGTAGACGGTGACGACGCACCGACGGCCGAGGTCGATGATGGCCACGATGTCCCCTCGCACGTGGCGCATCTGTCCGTAGACACGGCCCGAGGGGTAGGTATGAAGCGGCTCGTTCGCAGCCCGCAGGATTTCCTCAGTGGACCAGCCCTTGGCGGCAGCCTGCTTCCGTGCGTGGTGGGTGAGCTGGTAGGTCGGTGCTTCGTCCGCGGGCTTCCAGTCGATGCCGAGCGCTTCCGCGATGGTGGTCATCGCACCCTCCCTGTTCGATTCCCGTTCGAGATCCGTCAGGGATGAATCTAGTTCGCCCGACTCGCGCCGTCAATCACTTTCGGCCAGCCGATTTACAGAGTCGGCCTCGCAACGGATGGCCAGGCGCGTGGGCGTCATGTCCCAGTCCTCTTGCTCCTCGGGAGGGTTCAGGAGCTGTCGCAGGCCTTCACGCAGGAAGGCGTCAAGTGGTTCTTCTCGCATGACTGCATGGTGACACGCAATCGTAGCCTTAGAACCACTTGACGCCCACCGTGGGATCCTGAAAGTTACGCCGCCTCCAGGCACTGAGTCAGGGTCTCGATGTCGTTCTCGATGCGACCCTTGCCGTCCGCCCCACGGCCGTCCGTGATCGCGCTTCCCACCCTCCGCTTGTGCGCCAGCGTGGACAGCTTGCGTGGCTCCGTGGTGCCCACCGTGATGGCATTCAGGATGTAGATGTCCTTGAACTGACTGCTCGCCCTGTTGTGCCGGGCATTGATCTGGTCCTGCTTGCCACTGCTCCAGGCCAGGTCGTAGTTGATCAGGTAGTTGGCCATGAACAAGTCCGTGCCGAAGGCGCCTGCGTGGCTGGACAGGAACACCCGGCACCCGGGGTCCTGCTCGAACCGCTGGGCTGCGTAAGCCTTGGCTGCGCCGCTCATTCGTCCGGTGTAGGACACCGCGCACTCGTCCGGCAGGCGCTCCTCGATCAGTTCGAGCATGTCTGGGTTCACCGAGAAGATGATGACCTTGTTGCCCCGGGTGGCCAGGATGTCCTCCACGGCCGCGACCACCGCGTCCAGCTTCGGTGAGGTCGTGACGTCGTCGAGGATGCCCTCCTGCCACACCTCATAGCAGTACTTCGAGCCAGGCCAGGTCTTCTTCTTCGCCCCGCCCTGGCGGGCCAGTTCGCTCTCCTCATACCGCTGGCCGGACTGGATGACCAGGTCCGGATGGTTCAGCAGCATGTCGAGAGCCTGCATGCGCGCCATGATCTTGCCCTGCTGGCTGTTCTCGTTCGGTGTCTCTCCTCCGTGGTAGTGCGCGAACAGATCGAACTCACCCATCGACGGCCCGGCCGCGCGCAGCTCACCGAGCAAGTCTTCCGAGATCCGCTTGTACGCCTTCCGCGTCTTCGCGTCCAGGATGACCGGGATGGTGGACTCCTGGACCTCCGGGAGGTACGGGCGCACGTCATCGTCCAGCCGTGTTTTACGCACCATGGCGTTGGCCAGCTTGGCGTGTAGTACAGGCAGGTTCTTGTAGTTCTGGACGCCACCGAACTTGTTCCTGTTGATGTACGTCTTGTCAAACAGGTCGAAGCGGCCCAGCACGTCGGCGTCCACCCACTGCATGATGCTGAACAGTTCCTCCGGCTTGCCGTTCTCCACCGGGGTGCCTGTTAGACCGAAGCGGTACGCCGCTGTTAGACGCTTGATCTTCCTCGTCCGCTGCGCCTTGAACGTCTTGATCGCAGTGATCTCGTCCAGCACCAGGCACTCGGGCTTGATCCTCCTGACGTAGTTCCAGTCGTTGACGACGTTCTCGTAGCCGAGGATGACGTAGTCCGGCCGGTACGTCTTGATCTTCGTGTACTGGGCGGCCCGCTTCTTCGGGTCGCCGTCGACCAGGACGCAGTACTCCTCGGTCGGTACGGTGATCTCCTGCGTCTGGCCGTCCTCCCGGACCCGGATGGTTCGGGTGGCGACGTCCGTCAACTTGGCTATGGACTTGGCCCACTGGTACTTCAGGTTGGCCGGGACCACGACGACCGCGGTCTCGACCTCCTCCAGCGCCAGCAGCTCCTCTACGGCGGCCAGGGCAATCACGGTCTTGCCCAGGCCCATCTCGTACGCGATCAAGAGGGAACCGCGCTCGATGGCGCGGTCCACCGCATCCTCTTGATAAACGTGGAGGTCGACGTTCAACACTGCGAGTACTGCCGGGAGAACTGCCGCTGCGTGCGCGGGCGCGGGGCATACGGGGTGCCCATGTCGAAGTGCCCGTCGGCGATGTGGTCGGGGTTCGCGCACATACGCCGTCGGCAGGACCGGTGCTTCTGTCGGCCGTCTCCCCCGGTGATGTATGACAGCAGCGTCTTGCCGTTATACGAGGCCCGGGTGGCGGTCGACTGGAATATCAAACAGGAGGAGTCAGGGTCCGGCTCGACGCGGTTCCAGAAGTCTGCGCCGAGGTGTTCCCATCCGTCAGGCGCCTGCATGAGGCACCTCCGGCACGGGCTGGGACGTCATGTGGAAGCCCTTGCACCGCGGGCACTCGTAGACCCGGCAGGGGACCTTGTCGCGGTCGGCGTCGTGCTTGCGCTGGATCCGCTGCATGTCGAGTACGGCAGAGACGCGGTCGCGGAACCGGCGCTTGCCGCAGGTATGAAGTCGTTTCTTGGGTTGCATAGGTGTCTCCTTAGAAGCGGGCGACGACGGAGGAGTAGGCGTTGTTGATGGCGTCCGTGAGTTCCAGGTCCGTCATGTCGCCGGGGTCTTTGGCGTCGGTCAGGCTGTAGTCGAGGAAGCGGAGGGTGAGTCCGCGTCCGGTCCACTCCTTGCGCAGCCGGGCGCATGCCTCAGACCCGGCCTTGTCGTTGTCCAGCGCGATGACCACGGTGTCGAAGTGGTCGCGGATCAGGCTCATCTGGGCGTCGGAGACTCCGGCGCCGAAGGACGCGAGCCCGGCGGTGTAGCCAGCGGACCGCAGCCGTACCACGTCCAGAGGGGACTCCACCAGGATGGCGAGGTCACCCTCGTAGGTATGAAGCCCGAACAGGGTCTGGCTCTTGGTCATGGACGGCGGCCGGTTGCGGAAGTACCTCTCGTTCTTCTCCTGCCAGCCCCACAAGAGGCCCGTGTCCGGGCAGCGCACGGGGATGATCCACATCTTCCGCTTCTTGTCCCAGAGCACGCCACACTCCTCCGCGTCCTGCGGGAGGAACTGGCGCTTGGCGCAGACCTCGATCGGCGGAGTGACGTACAAGGCCAGCGACGCCTCGTTGATCTGCTTACTGGTGTCGACCTGGCTCGGCTGCTTCTTGGCCAGGAACTTCTTGACCTTCTCGATCCCGCCGCGCTGACGGACCCACATCACCGCGTCGGCGTGCGGGATCTCCAGCACGTCCTTTACCAGGACGACGAACGGGCCGCGGTATCCGCAGGAGAAGCAGTTGAAATAGCCAGCGTCGGAGTTTATAGAGAAGGATGGGCTTCGGTCTTTCTTTCCAATCCGCGCCTCATGCATGGGGCACGGCATGTGTATTTCGTCGCCCTGGACCTTGTACTCCAGACCGATTTCGTCGAGGCAGGCGGTGACGTTACCGGGTACCGGAGTACCTACTGCATCCCACCCCTTGGCTTTAGCCCTGGGCACTCTTACTCCTTCTCCCTATCCAGTGGATCGCTTCCATGATCTTGTCGTAGTCACGGCGCAGGTAGTACGTGCCGTAATACACCACGTCTATATCGCTGAGGCCTTGCAGCCGGTACCATTCGCTCGCGTAGATGAGATTCCTGTCGTGGGGATTCCTGCCGTTCTCTCGGCACCAGTGCGCGAATTCCCGATAGTTCCCTGCGAATACGAGCGTGCGTCTCTCAGTAGGCTGCGATGGCATCTTCCTGCCAGCCTTCCGCGTCATCCATTGCGAACGGGTCCTCGTTCAGCTCTTCAAATTGTCCCGATTCCCAGTCCCACTGGACGAAGGTCTCCAGGGGCGGGCAGTTACGGGCCAGGACGACCTTCAACTTGTTGATGTCCGTCTCCTCCGTGCACTCGACACCGAGAATCACGTCGGAGTCCTGGGCGAAGGAGGACGAATATCCGATCGAGTCGGAGGTGATGCCCTTCTTCTTGTTCATCTTCCACTCAAGGACCTGCGTGGAAATGACGATCGGGAGTTGCAGGTTCTTCGCCATGCGCTTGAACCCTCGGGTGAGGTTGGTAAGCGCCTGACTGGATCCCTGAGCCTCGCCGAGTTCGTCCTGCATCATGTAGATGCCGTCCACGAATACGATCGTCGGCCGAATGTGGTCGATCTTCGACTGCACACCGGTAAGCGTCGTCGCATTCATGGAGTCCGAGGAAAGGAAGAACGAAGGCATGGCCTCCAGTTCCCGCAGAGCCCTTTCGAGTTTGTCCCACTCGGACTTCTTGAGGGTGCCGTTCCTCAGCCGGGCGTGGGAAATCCCCGCGCGGATGGCGTCGAAACGTTCCTCCTGCTCCTCGTTGCTCATCTCGAAGCCGATGAACAGCGGACGCTCGCCGTGCAGGTGGGCGGACATGGCGGCCAGCAGAAGCAGCGTCGACTTACCAGCCTTCGGCGGGCCGACGAAGGTGACCAGTTGCTCCTTCTGGAGGCCCTGGGTGGCACGGTCGATCGTCGCGAAGCCGGTTGGGATGCCTCGCAGGCCGTCGGGCAGGTCCTTGAGCGCGAGGTAGCGCGCCAGACGGGCCTGGCCGGTCTCGGTCAGATCGGTGTCGCGGGCGTTGGGCACCGCGGCGGCGATGTCCGCAAGGGTTTTGTGCAGCGCGGCCATGGCGGCCAGGGCGTTGCCCTCCTCGTGGGCGTCGACCGAGTCGGCCAGGCCCTGCTCCAGCAGGGCCAAGGTATGAAGTTCCCTGATCCGGTCGGTCAGCACCTGCATGCTGTCCTCGACGCGGACGAACTTGTAGGTGGGGAAGTCGGTCTTGATGGTGGTGAGGCTCGGGACCTCTCCGTAGGTCCCCTTGTGCCGGAGGATGGCCTGGAAGACCCGCTTGTTCTCCGGGTCGCCGAAGAAGGCCGGGGTGATACCTGCGTCTGCCACATCGGCCAGGTCCTTGTCCTGGATAATGCGGGAGACGAGCAGGCGCTCGAAGTCCGCCACTACAGCGCTCCTATCAGGGTGGTGGGTATGGCCGGGAGCATGCGCCCCTTGCTGCCGTAGACCAGGTGGTGTTCGTTGTCGAAGACGGCCGCGACGTCCGGCATGTAGGGAAGGCGCCTGGCAAGCCGCTCAGGGGTCGTCGACCACACGCGGCCAATGGGAAGCCCCTCGACGTCCAGACGGGCCTCCAGAGGCGCTACAGCGTCCTCTCCGAGGTACGTGACGACGTCGACCGAGTACTTGTGGCGCCACGTGGTGTCCCAGATGACCCGGGCCAGGGCGTCGTTGATCTCGTAGGCGTCCACGGACCGCTGGGCAGCCTTCTCCCGTCGCCCGAACTTGCGGGTGATCGTCTCGACGACGCGACCATTGGGCTTCTCGGGGAGGATCCCGAGCATGCCCTCGAAGGCGATCAAGAGTCGCGGTACGACCTCGTTCGATATGTCACCGCGCTCCACGGCGGTCCTCCCCCACCACGGTCACGTGAGTGAAGGCCTCCTTGATGAAGGAGCCCATCGACTCGTGGTAGACGCTCCCCCAGTCCCGCGGAGGGACGTTGGAGGTGATGAGCGTCGGCCGTCCCTCGCGGTGCCGAAGGCGTAGGAGCTGGTCCAGCTCGTTCTCCGCGTAGCCGGTCTTGGTCCGGTGCTCTTTACCGACGTCGTCCAGCAGCAGCACGGGTGCCATGCGGGCAGCGTTGAGAGTGTCCTCGATCTCCCACCAGCGGTGGACGGCTTCAGGTTCCTTCTTGTCCTGGAGGCCGAACTGCTCGATCGACATGGCCACGTACTCGGCGTAGGCCATGAAGAACACCGGCAGCCGCTTGGCGTAGTAGATCTCCAGCAGCACGGCCGTGGCCAGGGAGGTCTTGCCGGTGCCGGGAGGGCCCATGAAGAGCAGGCCGCGGCCGATCTTGGACCAGTCCTCGGGGTACTCCTCCAGGGGCCGCTTGTCGGTGACGAAGTGGTCCCGCAGCTCGTCCAACCAGCTCTGGCAGACCGCCTTGTGGGGCGAGTCCGCCAAGGTATGAAGCCGGAGATGGCGCAGCCGCATGGGGATCTGGTACTCCGCCATGCGCAGCGCGTGGACCCGGGGGTCAGTCGCCATGGAACCTCCTCGTGGTGGTGGGAACTGCGAGACAGGATGCTAGCACGCGGTATCGGTTCAAGGGTATCGATTCTGAATGAAGAAGGGGCGGTCCGCCATCGCAGCAGCCCGCCCCTTCGGGGGCCGGTCAGGACCAGTAGTCCTCGTTGAAGCGATTCGCTTCCATCTCGTTGACCTTCTCGACCTTGGCCTGGCGCCCGGCGAGGAGACCGCGCTGGGCGAGGAAGTCCTTCCAGGCCGGTACGTTCTCCGAGCGCTGCCAGGACGAGGACCAGTAGGTGATGATCATCTTGGTGATCTCTTCCTTCGTGGTCCCCTCGCGCATCCACCGGCCGAAGTTGCCGGAGAGGGCTCCGAGGTTGGTCGTGCCGGGGACCGGGTGGCCTACCTCCTGGGCCCGCTTGTCGAAGAACGAGGCCAGGACCTCAGAAGGCCGCAGGGAGCGTGGTTTACGACCTCGCCGGACCGGAGGGGCCAGATCATCGTCCGAGGCCGGGAGACGGTCGCCTGGACTGTCTGCCGGGTCATCCTCGCCGAGAGCCTGGGCCACGACGTAAGCCGGGTCCAGTTCCTTCTCCGCCTGGGCTGCTTCCTCAGCCTGCTGCCGCTTGGTCTTCTTCTTGGGCCGGTAGACAGGACGCACCGCGTCCCACCCTTTCCCGCCTGGCCTCCTGGAGGTCTCCTCAGCCTGGTCAGGATCTGACCGCGCCGGTCGGCGCGGTGGAGAAGACGTAGTCTTCTCTATTACTACCTGGCTATTAGTAGTTATGTAGTTAGGTAGTAGGAGAGCGCCTGAAAACCCGTCTTCGGAAGCCTCCTCCTTAGTTGGTATATGACAACTACTCTCCGACGCCTGGGAATCCGTTCTCGGTACGTCTTCCGGCGACGGGTTTTCAGGCTCCGGAAAATCCCGCACTACGGTGACTGTTCGCCAGAGCCACTTGCCCGTCTCCTCGTCCCGGTACTGCTCGCGCTCCTGGCTCATGTAGCCCAGCTCGCGCAGCTCCTTCAGCGCTGTGCGGACAGCGTCTCTGCCTTCTACGTTGGGAGTCTCCGGGGTCCGCGGAAGGTCCGTGGTTCTGGTCTCCCAGTCGTCCGGCTTAGCCAGCAGGAAGGCCAGCACGCCTCGTGCTCGGAAGGAAAGCCGGGAGTCGCACAGGGCGGAGTTGGGGATAGTGGTGTATCCCTTGGTGCGCTTGACGCGAAGGATGCTCACTCGGCCGCTCCGAGCGAGCAATAGGTATGAAGTGATGCCATCCTGGTAACCTTTCTCTCGCCTGGTCCTTTCGGACCGTTCCCGGGGTTTGTGGTGGGCTCCGGGGTGTGGTGGACAAAGGCCCCCAGCAGTGACTTGTAGGTCTCAGACCTCGTCAGCGCTGGGGGCCTTTGCGTTGCTTACTCGGAGTCGAGTTCGAGCCCGCGCTCCTCGATCTCCGCACGGGTCAACTTGACGACCTTCGTGCCGCGCGGGATCCGTCCGCGACCGCGGCGGGTGAGGTTGCCCTCTTCGTCCTCAAGGAAGTCGAAGGTCTTCTCCTCGTCACGCGGCCGTCCACGACGCCTGCGAGGGGCCTCCGGCTCCTTCTCCTCGGCCTCCGGCTCC